ATGTACTGGGACGGAGCAAACTTATATCATGTACCTTCCAACCATATAGAGGTTGTAGCGGGTAAGAACAAAAAGATTAAACATTATCGGTACACGCCGGATGAAGGAATAAAGTACACTCCAGCTGAAATGATACATATACAAGATAACAATACTACAGGAAAGCTGGTAGGAAGTTCAAGACTTATACCTACACTAAACAGCATCAACGTACTATATAGTATGTTAAACTTCCAACAGAACTTCTTCAAGAACGGAGCAGTACCTGGGTTAGTATTAACAACGCCTAATATATTAGGTAAAAAGATTAAAGAACGTTTAGTAGAATACTGGCAGAAAAGCTTCGCACCTTCAAAGGGCGGACGCACTCCACTAGTATTAGATGGGGATTTTAAAGTATCACCTATATCTACTACAACGTTTAAAGAATTGGACTTTGAAACGTCCATTGAAGGGAACGAGCGAAAAATACTAGAGGCACTTGGTGTTCCGCCTATACTACTTGACGGTGGTAATAATGCGAACATAGCACCTAACTTGAAGTTATTTTATATAACTACAATTACACCCCTAGTAAAGAAAGTGGCATCTGGGCTAGAATCGTTCTTCGCGTATGACCTAAAACCAGATGTTACAACGATCGCTGCCCTTAAGCCAGAACTAAAGGATCAAGCAGGTTATTTTTCAGCACTTGTTAATACAGGGATTATGACTCCCAATGAAGCACGTGAACAACTGAGTATGCAACCTCATACTGACCCAGAGGCCAATGAACTTAGAGTTCCAGCGAACATAGCAGGCTCCGCCGCCAACCCTACGGAAGGTGGCAGACCGGCAGAAGATGAAGACAACGAAGGAGAACCTGATGCCTAATAAGCAATTCTACTTAAGCGCTCCTCTTACGTTAGAAAAGAAAGATGCAACTGAGGGCGAAGAATCTGATGTGTTGCGCGTTTCTGGATATGCAAGTACAAACGATATGGATCGTGATGGAGATGTAATTGAGGCCTCTGCGTGGAATAAGCCAGGCGCTCTTAAGAACTACCTTAACAATCCTATTATACTAGCCTATCACGACCACAGACAACCAATTGGTAAGATGGTCGAACATACAGTAGATGGCCGTGGCCTTCATATTGTAGCGGAAATCAGTAAAGCTGCTGGTGATATATACAAGCTTGTAAAAGACGGTATATTAACTACATTCAGTGTAGGCTTTATGGTAAAGGACGCAGAATGGGATAGCAAAGCTGATCTATTTAGGATCAAAAAAGTTGAGCTATTTGAAACAAGCGTAGTATCTTTACCAGCGAACGCAAGCGCTACTTTTAGCGTAGGTAAATCTTTTGATACGGAAGACGAGTACAACAATTTTAAACAACAATTTGACACAACAATCAATGAGGATAATCACATGCCAGAAGGTATTGATAACAAGACACAGCCTACACCAGGTCTATCTGCAACGGAAGTAGCTACAATTGTAGCAAAAGCCATTGCTGATTCAGATGCTCGTAAAGAAGCTGAAACAGTAGCAAAGAACGAGGCAGCATCTGTTGTTTCTGGTGCTGTTAAAGAAGCAACAGACCGTTTGGAAGCTGATTTCTCAGCGAAACTAGCTAACGCTGGTAACTCTGAAAAAGCACTACAAGAAACTATTGCTTTAATGGCAGGCGAAATCAAAGAATCTAAAGAATCTTTGGAAGCTGCTAGAACAAACAAAATGCGTTACGAAGGCGACACTGGTGCAGAAATTACTAAATCAGAAGCTGATAATGCAATCTTACTTGGTTTAGCTACCAACAAGAACTTTGGCGAAACCAGCCTCGGCAAGAAAATGCTTGAGAAGTCTGCTGGAGAACACGTTCCAACTACAACTGGTGGCGGAAACGCAAACCTTTTCTGGGAAGAGCAGTTCGCTACAGGAATTCTTAATCAACTAGAAGATATTTTAAAGGTTGCTCCTTTATTTAGTTCTATCGCGATGCCTTCAAGCACGTATAGACTACCAGTTAATCCACGTAATGCAGTAGATGCAGCATGGATTGATCAAGCTTCCGCTCTACGCGCAGCTGGATCAACTGGAACAGCCGCTGACCATCAGCTAGAAGATATTGTAATGGTTGCTAAGAAGTTAGCTGCTAAAACTTATATCGGTTATGAAGAAGAAGAAGATGCTATCATCCCAATCCTTCCTTTCATCCGTGAAAATCTAGTTCGCAGAATGGCAGAAGCTAAAGATGAGTCCTTACTATTAGGTACAGGTTCAGGTCTTGGCACTTCAGCATTAGGTATTTCAGGTCTATTAGACTTCGCTACACCTGTTGAATCTGTTATCGCAGCATCTGGTACAGTAACAGTAGCAATACTACGTGGAATGCGTGCAGCTATGGGAATCCATGGTCTTAACCAAAGTGAACTAGTTTATATCGTATCTACTGAAGTATATTACGATCTTTTAGAAGATACTACGTTCCAATCAGTTGATAAAGTAGCTAATATGGCAACTTTACTTTCAGGTGAAATTGGAAAAATTGGATCTATTCCTGTTGTAGTAAGTGATCGTTTCCCTGCTAAAGCTAATGATGCAGAATTCGCAGCACTAGTATATCGCAAGAACTATATCTTAGGTGAGTTACGCGGTCTTATGACTGAAACTGACAAAGATATCGAGCAACAAAAGAACATCATCGTTACAACTCAACGTATGGCTTTCGAAGAAATCGAAGCTGGTGTTGGTGTTGAATTTTTGAAGTACGATGCTGACGGTCTATAAGCTAAGCTTATAGCCTGATTAAAGGTAACCCCCGGCAAGCGGTAAGGGAGACGGACTTCGGTCCTGATCCCCTACTTTTTTCCTTAAAGTTACTTTTTCAATGAGCCAACTTATTGAAAAAGTAATTTAACTAAGAGAATAAACATGGCAGAAGATTTAATAACATTAGAAGCCTACAAAGAGTATGTAGGGATAAAGAATCCTGACAAGGATCCTAGACGCGTACTACTTATAACTCTAGTCAGCAAGTTAGTTAAATCATATAGCGCTAGAACTTTTATAGATTACGTAACAGAAACAAAGATAGAGACATTTGATGCTAGAACAGCCGAGGTTGTACTATCCGAATTCCCTATCATATCAATCACTAGCGTTAAAACTAGTATAGACGGTGGAATCACCCAAATAACTCTCACTCAGGACGATAGTACGGGTGCGGGATTTTTCGCAGATCTAAGAAACTGTAAGGTACTTACCCAAGTGGAAGACCAACAGTTCCTTGATACGGTTAACCACCCCTATAGAAGTTTAGAAGTTGAATACAATGCAGGATACACTGAAGATGGTTTCGGAGTAACAGCTGAAGTACCTTTGGATTTAAGACTAGCATTGTTTGATTTGGTATCTTATTACGAAAATAATGAAAAGACTATAAGTAAGCAAATGGCAGCAGCCAGTATAGACAATCCTACTTCAATTAATACTAACGACTTCCCACCACACATAAAGAGAATTCTAGACTTATATAGAATTATTGATCTCTAGTGAGTCTTATTGATCAGCAAAATGTGCTTAGGGACATAGAGAAAGATCTTAAACAAAACAGCCCTGCGTTTAAAAAAGTGCAGAATACAGCCCAAACCGCTGTAGTTTTTAAAGAAGAAGAATTTGTAAAACATTGCGTAATGCAACTATACTTTTATGTAGAACCTCCGACAGGTTCTGGTCAGTTTTTTGGCGGTAAACAAGTAGGTGAAGGTAGGCAAGAACTAACCCAATCCCAACTGGGCCAAGTGCTAGGTTCAGATGTTACTGATGTTAAAGGAACTTTTTTCTCTAATACAGAAACAACAGATGTATCCAATAAGAAACTACTTAGTAGTGCAACCCTTAAAGGATCACCTCAGCTAGCCTCTTATGAAAAAGCAATGAAAGCTATTTTTAAGACTAAAATGTTAAGTGTTGTTAAAAAAGCCGCCATGCCTGGCAATATGCTATCAAAAGATATATTCGTAACAGACGCAGGTAATGGAGTTTTTATATTTTACACAACAGAAAATAATAAAAATATATATAATGCTCTATCTACTAAAGTGTTTGCACCTACTAATGCAGCCATAAAGCAATATATACAATTTAAGTTAAACCCAGATACTGTGCTAAAAAGTACTTCAGGGCCAAACGCTGGAAATCCTTTTCTTACTAAAGAAGGTGAACTTCAGCCTAATGCTATGATAACCCCTACAGTACTATTTAACCCTCAAAAAGCTATAGATATAGGGCATTTTTATTCTGACGGGTCACAGCTACAAGGCTTAGAGCAAGCCATAAAAAAAGCAACTAAAGACTTAAGCCAGAAAGATAAAGCCGAAGTATCTAAGCTAATAGCAGAGACAAAACAAAAGAATGCAGCAGCAAGAATAGACTTCGGAATTAGTACCGAATTTGTTTTCAACCATGAAGTAGAATTTAAGAATGGTTTAAAGTTTAATGCAGAAGGTTTTGTCAAACTAAGTCCAGAATCTTCAGGGCTTAACTCAGGGTGGTTCGTAGTAGTAGAAAACAAAATGAAGGACGACTTAGAGGCTTCAGTTAAGAGAATACTTACTGCAGACAAGTTGTTAAACACAAAGGGAAGTAAAACTTTAAGGCAGAATATACTAGGAGTTTTAGTAGACTATCAAGTAAAAGTTGTAGATGACAAGACCAGAGGTAAAAAAGCCACCTCAAAGGCCTCCAGACATAAAAAACCAGCTGAGTCTAGTGTAAACTTTGCACATAAAAACGCTAAAATGGACTCTGGAAGGGTAAACATACCGAGCCGCAAGAAGGGCAGTAGAAAAACCCCTGACAGCGTCAACGAAGTAGCCATGAGCTTAACTAGTATGACGGCTATAATTAACGAACACCTACCTATGTACTTACAAGCTAATATGGGTAAAGGGGCGGCTAATCAAGTACTTAACTGGCGCTCAGGAAGATTCGGACAGTCTGCACAACTTAAAGCACTTATAGAAGTTAAGGGCAGCAGGGGCTTGATGATACAAGGACTTGTTAGTTACATGAGACACCCTTACGACGTGTTCAGACCTGGACATAAGATGTACAAGCCAGGAAGGGATCCCAAGGTACTTATAGACAAAAGCATAAGACAAATCATGAGAGACAAAGCACTAAGTGCATTATCTTTCAAATCAACACTAGGATAGTATAATGGGCGGAACAGCAAGAAGATCAATAATAGAAGCTCTGGTTACCCTATTTAAAGATATTGACGGTACAGGCGATTACAAATCTAACCTGCATTCCAATGTAGAAGGAAAACTACTTTTCTGGGACGACATACTAGAGCACCCTACCGTATCAATAGTAGCAGGTGCTGAACAAAGAGAGTATAAACCAGGAAGTTTTAAGTGGGGATTCTTAGGGGTATCCATAAAGATTTTTGTAAATGAGGAAAACGCTAAAGAAGCGGTTGAAAACATTTTTTACGATATAGAGACCTTAATCGACAGCAACATAGATTTGGATTATGATACAGGAGTAAATACTACCGATATTAGAATCTTATCTATAGCTGATGATCAGGGTTTATTAGAACCTTTGGGCGTAGGCGAGATAGAACTTCAAATACGTTATCAAATATAGGAGAACAACATGGCATTTATTCTATCCAGGAATGCTAGATTATATGTGTCTACAGAAGACATTGCAGGAGGAATCGACTGGGATGCCTCTACAATGACTAACGCTAACACATACAGAATAGAAGTACTAGACGGATTTAACTTTCCTTCTAATACTACTGTACAAGACATAACGGTTAGTGAAGCCGGTGCAACGCCAATTCGTGGTCAGCAATCTTTCACTACTAGTATTGACCCGGTGGAGTGGAGTTTTTCTTCATATGTAAGACCATATGCCGATACTACAGTAAAAGCACCAGAGCAAATCATGTGGGCCTCAATGGCAGATCCTGTTTATACAGACAGTTTAGTCTTAGGTAACGCAGGAACATATGGACCTACTACTGGTTCAGATATTACTTTTGCTAACTCAAATGTTAACCAACTTCAAAAGCTATTTTTATACTTTGATATTGGTGGAGTATGGTACAAGATTTCAAATGCAGTTGTAGATACAGCAGAGTTTGATTTCGGTATTGACCAAATTGCAATGATTGCATGGTCTGGACAAGCAGATTCAGCGGCTGAAATAGTAGCACCTACTACTTTCACAGCTGGCACAGGCTACTTAGATCTTCCTACAGGACCCGCGGCTAGTTTCTTGCAAAACAAACTAACTACAGTTGATGTTATGGATAATGGTACAGTACGTGCTACTGATACTGACGGAGACGTCGCAACAGGTACTACATTTACTAGTGCTTCAGTTGGTGACTTTGCAGCAGCAGGTGCTATAGCTGGTGATTTTGTTTACATCGTAGGTGATGGCTATTACGCAATTGCTAACGTTGCTACAACAACCATTACACTGGCGCAAGCGGCCACTACGGCAGGCACGTTAACCTTTACAATCTTTAAAGGATTTACTTTAGCACTTACAGGTGGAAACCTTAGCGTAGCTAATAATATTACTTTCTTGACTCCAGAGTCCTTAGGTGTTATTAATACCCCTATTGATCACTTTGCAGGAACAAGAGGCGTATCAGGAGCCATGACGGCATATCTTAAGACAGGCGGTGCAAATGATACCGGTGACTTATATGACCAAATAGCTACAGATACTAGTACTATTACTCAAGACTTTAGACTAGTTTTCCACGTAGGTGGGTCTAGAACTGTTGATACTCAGATAGAGTTTGTAATTGAACATGCTCACTTAGTTGTACCAACAATTAATGTCGAAGATGTACTAGCATTAAATATAGACTATACAGCTCTTCCACACAACGGAACAGTATATGACCTAGAAGCAACAAATGAACTAGCGATTACGTATAGACACGCATAGTAGCGTATAATAGAAAAGGGGAGAGCACCACTCTCCCCAATCTTATGTAGTTTTAATCAAAATGGCTTGTTTACTAAAGAGAAATACGAGTGTAATTTGTTCTTCAGTAGAAAGCGGAATTAGGGTTAACAACAAGGTAAGGTTAAACTTCCCCACAATAGACTAATTTAAGCCTCCGACAAGGTTTTACTTATCACCTATTGCCCACACAATTCGCATATCTACCTTAGTATTTTACCGGTAGTACTGTATCTAATTTTCCTAGCCTATTCTTTGGTGTACATCTGGAAAAATAATATAACAAATTAACATAACATTTAGTTAAATAAAGGTAATCATAAAATGTCTTTTTTATTAAAGAGGAACGTTAGTGTAATCTGCTCTTCAGTAGAAAGCGGTTTTACGGTTGACAACACCACAAGATTAAACTTAGTGGATGAAACTTTCTCATATTCACAAGCTTCCCAGATAGCAGAATCCTCTAGAAATCAAATAGGTTCTCTAGATAGGGGCTCTAGTTATTTCACAGCATCATTAGCTCCGGCACAGTTTTCATTCTCTACTTATCTTAGTGCATCTACAGGAAGTATACCCGATGAAATACTATGGGAAGCAATAACCAACTCTAGTATAACTGATATAGATCCGATAGACTTCTCTACTAGTAATGTAGCACAGTTGCCTGCCCTATTCTTTTGGTTTGATCATCAGGGAGCAACCTACAAATTAACAGACGCAGTATTAAACAGCGCAACTATAGAGATGAACCTATCTGGTTTGCCTATAATAACATGGTCAGGAACTGCAAAAGCCTTAACACCTATTATAGAGGATATAACAGACTTTGAAGGGTCCGTTATAGATTCTGCACCACAGTGGTATTGGAAGTTGGATGAAACCAGTGGGACACCCGCTGTCGATACAATGGGTAATAATGACATTGAGTACTATGTAGATTCGTCTACAATGGATATTGCTTCATCCTTATCAGATGGTACTGGAAGAGCTAAAGAAAAGACTGAATCGAGTGAGAAAGGATTGAAGGCTTTGGATATAGATAGGCTTATTGTAGGAGATTTAACACAAGATTTCACAATTGAACTGGCTGCAAATATAGGTACGCTTGGTGATACTAATCCTATAATGGTTGGAAAGTGGGATAACTCAAGCCCTTCAAATAGACTTTGGTGGCTAGGGCTACTTACAAGTGGAGAATTAACCTTTAGATTATATCAATCAAGTGGTACGCAGAGGTACACAACCCTCACATCATCTCCATTGTCTACAGGTTCTTGGATGTACATTTCAGTGCGAGGAGATTATTCTGGTACTGGCTTGCTGACCTGTCATATTAATGGTGTGGAAGTAAATTCTACCGATATGAGCGGGTGGTCAGGTATATGGAGAAGCAATGCAAGTCGTTTAAGGATATTTAGGGATGACGCTATAAACAATGCCACCTCTACTTTTACGGGGTCTTTAGATGAAGTTCAAATATACCAGAAAGCAATCACAGACGTAGAACGCGCTAATAATTACCCTTGGTGGGCTAAGAACACCGCACCAGTACCTACAGTATATACGGATTATAAAGGTTTCATTCCTGAAGTAATAAGTAAGCTAACCACAATTACTTTTAACAGATCTGGTGTTGTAAGCCCGACTGATATGGTAGCACACTGGGCTTTTGAGGAAGACACCGGATCATCGCTACTTGATTCATCAGGAAATAATTTAACCCTTAGTCCATCGGGGTCAATGAATCTAGAACAAACAGGACAAGTGTCTCGTTGTGTGGATGTTCTTTCAGGAGGCAATCAACTTGGTTCAGTAACTGGTGACTTGTTTCAAGTTCCATCTTTTTCCACCTCTTTTTGGATTAAATCAGCAGGCTTAACAACAGCCTCTACTCAAGTTCAAATGGCGTGGAACTACAACATTAGCACCGATATCGGATACTTTATCCAGATCAACAAAACCACAGGGGTGGCACATTTGGCACTGGGGAATGGCTCATCGTCACCTTCGGTAGCCAGTTCTTTGACTAGTGTGATTGATGGAACTTGGCATCATATTGCAGTTACCTATTCTAGTTCTGGCGATGCGGCTTTCTATGTTGATGGAGTATCTAAGGGTACATCTACAGGTAACTCTTTCGCTACCGCTACCGAGAGCTTCGCTCTAACTAGTAGAGGGGGTGCTTCTTATGCTTACAACGGTTTAATTGATGAATACAAGTTCTTTGATAGAGCAATATCAGCAGAAGAAGTAACTGCAATGTATGCGGAAGAAAAAGGGCTGCCCTCAGCAACCAAAGTATATACTTTAGTACTTACTGACCTTAGTGTAACCATGGATAATAACGTAGAATGGGTAGGGCGAACACGTTTAGGGAGAATAACTACTCCAGAAACACACTACTTAAGAAACAGGGCCATAAGTGGAAACATGACCATGTATCTAAAGACAGGTACATCAAAAGTACTGTTAGATGATTTACTAACAGATCTAATAACTAACACAGAGTACACGTACACAGCATCAATAAACTTAGGCGGAAGTACAAACTTCGTAAAGTTAGATATGCCTAAACTAATAATAAATGCACCAGAGACAAATATAGATGAAGCAGTTACCTTAAGTGTTCCCTTTAAGGCTACCGAAACTACTGCTAAGGCAGGGGACGAAATAACAATAACATTTAGTTAAACAACAACCGGGGAATAACCAATGGAACTAGCAAAACTTATCCTACCGATGAAAACGGTAGAATTTGATTATCCAGGTGTGGAAGGGTTAAAATTTCAACTCTCATACCTTAGTAAGAAAGAATTAACACGAATGAGAAAAGCTCATTTAAAATTGATTAAGAATAAAATAACAAAGCAATTTATGGAAGAGTTAGACGAAGACGGCTTCATGAACGAATACGTACCTTCAGTAATAAAAGGCTGGACAGGGCTAACGTTAGGAAACATCCAAGAGTTTGTAATTGTTGGCGAAGGAAGTAATGATACTATTGTACCGTACTCTGCAGGCAACGCATATGAACTACTAACTAATTCTCAAGATTTAGATTCTTGGGTATCTGAAATGATTGGTGAGATTGAAAATTTTCGCAATCAGGACTTGAAGAAGAGCGAAGACAGTTAGAGTTATACATAAGTAATTCTAGTGCAGGCATGACTAAAGAAGGTTACTTCGAGATGTGCGAAGCACTTGGCTCAAAACCGATTCCTGAAGAAATTCCTGTAGACGTCAACGACTTAGCACATGAAACCATACTAGCATTGAATTGTTATGGTATGCTAAGCGATAACTGGTCGTCTATGGGCAGCTATATGGGGAAACATTTATTCGAACTAGGTTATGTCTTGGAGTTGAATGAAGTATCAAATATTGAAAAAGAATACGTTATAGATACTATAAGGTTTGTAGATAACATAGTATCAAAAGATATAGCACAAAAACAAAAGCAGCAATCAAAGGCGAAATAACAATGGCAGAAAAAGGCAGCGCAAAGGTTACCATTAAGGTAGATGATAAAGGTTCTATCAAAGCTACCAAGAAAGGTATGGACGGATTAGCCTCGGCTACTAGTAAAGTTACAGTGGCCAATAAAGGCGTAGCAGGAACTTCTGGTAAAGCGGGTAAAGACTTTTCTCGTATGGCATCTGGCATGGGTGGGCTCGTTGCTGCCTACGCAACTGTAGCTGCCAACGTATTTGCTCTATCTGCTGCATTTACTGTACTTAAAAATTCGGCTGATTTCGATAGTATGATTATATCCTCCAAAAACTTAGAGGCAGCAACAGGGGCTTCCCTAACCAAAATAGCTGGGAGACTACAAAAAGCTACGGGTGCTCAAATATCTTTTGCAGCTGCAGTTGCAGCTACAAACAAGGCTATGGCCTCTGGAATTGACTCCTCTTCCTTAGAAAAATTTACCACTTTAGCTACTAAAGCTGCGCAAACATTTGGTGGATCAACTACGGACGCACTAAACAGAATGATAGACGCAGTGTTGCGCGGAAGAACAGAGCTAGTGAATAAGCTTGGTATTGTTATATCTGCGGATGAGGCATACGATAATTTCGCTTCAAGTATAGGTAAATCAGTAAAAGAGCTAACCAGTTTTGAAAGAAGACTAGCCATAACTAATATAATAATAGAAAAGGGTAATGAAGCTTTAGGGGATACAGTAATAGACCCTAACCCCTTCGAAGTACTTGCTAGCACCTTTTTAGACTTAGGGCAAAGTATACTATCTTTTGGTACGGCCACAGATGGTGTTCTAACTAAGTTACTAAGTACCTTCAATCAATCTGCAGGGGCGGTAGCGGCCTTCGCAGGTATTCTAGTAGCATCTGTTATAAAGAAAATACTTCCTACACAACTAGATCTGGAAAATAAGCTAGACAACAGCGTAAAAAGGGCGGCAGCTAGGGCTAGTGCGGCAAATGCTCTACAAGATCAACAAGTGGCAGCTTTAAAAATAGCTGAAAAGAAAAAAACAGCTACCATACAAGAAGAAAATAATAAAAGAGTTAGAATAATAGCTGCAAGACTAGAAAAGGAAACCGATCTAGAACTAGCAAAGAGCGCTAAAGTCCCGAAGAGTATACAAAAGATCATTACTAGCGGGCCTAGCTCTCTAACTCCTAGACAACAGCAGGGTGCGCTAAACTCTTTGAATCAGAATATATCCGGTAACGCAAAAAACCTTACAAAGGACGCAAAAATATCCAGAAGGGAATTACTTAAGTTAAGAACTGCACTTAAAATATCTATGGGTTTAAACGACACCTGGAGAGAAAAAATAATAGTTAACTCTAAAGGTATAAGTACCGCATTTCAAAAAATGAAAAACAAAGTAGTAAACAACTTAAAAGCCAAAGGTGCTGCACTATCTAAATTCAGAGCAGATTACGACTCTACTAGATTACATATACTTAAAAATGGAATGGGGTCTGCATTCGCAAAAGGAAATAAAGGAATAAAATCTTCTTTAGGTGTCATATCTGGAGGTTTCAATGCCATCTTAGGTAAACTACATATTATATTATTTGTTATAGGGGCCGGTATAGCTTTCTGGAATAAATACGGCGATGCTCTTACGGGAGTTAACAGTAAGTTAAGAGATCTAAATAATAACACAACCAAATCTAAGTTAATACTAGATGATTATTTCAAGAATCTTAAAACAGGTAAAAATACTGCAGAAGACTTTGCAACTAAAGGTCTTAAAGGTATGGCGGATCAATACGTATTTATAGGTAATGCTATAAGTGAAGTAACTGCACCCCTTACTAACTTTTTTAACCTGCAAGCTACACTATTAAAAGAGAGTAAAAAAGAATTAGCGGATTACACTTCGGAATTAAAAAATACTAAAAGTGAAATAGACGAACTTCTTGAGAGAGGGGGCTTCTGGGCTACCTTTGCCGCAGGAGGAAAAGCGGCAGCAGCAGGACTGGGCTTCATACTAGATATAGGGGCAGGCTTAGGAACTCCTTCAGAAATAAAAGAAAGATTAAGACAGCAGGGAGTAGAACTTGCAGAAGCATCCTTTGAGGGCGTATCTTCAGCACTGTCCACCAATATACAAAAAATAGAAAAAAGACTGGGAGATGCCTCAGTTGATATATTATTCAATGAGTTCAATAATAGAATAGGTGTTGCAAGTAAAAAAAGTGCCAACTTGGCAAAAGCGTTTAATGACTTTGTTACTAAAAATGGCTTTGTTACTTCAAATAATATTTCTGACTTCTTTGGCGGCTTAAACGAATCCCTAAGTAACGAAGATGCCGTGACGGTAGGTAAACTACTTGCTGGGATACTGAGCGATTCTGGCAGCGCAGTAACCACTCAAGGAAAAAACTTAGGTTCCTTGTTGGATACTATACGCGATTCAGTAAAAAGTGTAAGCTCTCAAAACTTGGAAATTGTAAATTCTTCCTCTCTGTCTAAGCAGATAAAAATACTTGAAAAAGCAAAGAATCAAATACTTACTTTTGCAGGGACAGCGCCACAAATGAAAGTATTAGCTACAGAACTTAGTAAAGTATTTGATTTGGGGGACGTAAGTACTTTCGACGAAGCAAGAGATAAAATAGAAGAAATATTTAATATAATAGATAAAGCTAATAATAACATAGCAGTCAAAAATTCACTAAAAGCTTCCTTAGAAGGGCAAAAAGCTTCTTTAAAAGTATCGCTAATACTAGCTACTACTGATGCTGATCGTATGGCTACTCTTATTAAATTAAATGCTATCAATGTAAGCTCTTTGAATGCAGAAAAATCTATATTACAATCAAAAATAATACAAGCAGATAAAGCAACTGTTCTAAATGAACTTAGTAAATCACAACTAGCCATATTAAATAATGAAGCAGATTTAGCTAGGGCTAGGTTAGACACTATAAACAAAGAACTTAGTATGGAAGAGAGAAAGCTCGCTATACGTAAGGAGAGTTTCAGGTTACTTATAGGAGAGTCTAAAGACAAATCTGTAGAACTAAAACAACAGAACTCTATTTTATCTGCATCCCTTAAAGTTCTTGATATAAACGTAGGTACAGCCGCCCAACAAAAAAGAGATATACAAGATAAAATAGTTATAAATAAGCTACTTGATAGTGCACAAAAAATAGAATTGAAGAGAAAAGAGATAATAGGGCAGCAAGACCCTATAATAAGAGCAGGTCTAGAACGGCAGTTGAAGGTTCTTGAAAACTCTAAGGAAAGGCTATTAACGGAACAACAAATAACTGAAGAGCTAAGAAAGAGAGATCACAAAACAAACACAGCTATACTAGCAGCCAATAATAGACCCTTTGAGGCAGCAGGACAAGCCATAATAGGTGAAGCAGAAGAAGCACAAAAGATAGCTGATAACTCTATACAGAAACTTGTAACAGGTTTTGCTACAGGGGTACGTGCGGGAGTAGGTACTTTAGTAGATAGTATAATAGACGGAGATTTCAAACTAATAGATGCTTTAGCCGCTATGGGAGAATCCCTTCTAGATACTATTTCAGAAGTAGCTACGGATCAAATAACCAATGCACTAATGAGCGCATTTGGTATAGAAACTTTGGAAAAAGAATCTTTAGCACAGTTAAAAATAATAGCAGAAAATTCTGGGAAAACTCAAGAAGAACTCGGTAAAAAAACTATTAAAGCAGAACCTGAAAGTGTATTTAGTCAGATAGTAGGCAGTATCAAAAGCTTCATTGGTTTCGGAGAAGCAAAGGAAGAACCTTTAAGTAAGTTCTCACAGCAAGCTACTGCCACAGTTGATGGCCTTATTACTGGAGAATCTCCTGAGAGCCCTACAGCAGCCAGAGGCTTAGGTACAGAGGCAATGACTAAAGATAGAACTGCCGGACCTATAATAACGGAAATGAAAGCCAAAGAAGAAAGAGCGGTAGCTAGGGCTGCAGAAAAGGTAGCAGCAGAAGCAGACGGCAAAGCCAGAATACTAGAATTATTGGAATCTATGTCTGCTGACTTAATAGATATAGCTTTTAATACTGCAAATGCAGGAACAGAAGCTATACCTAGTCCTTTAAAAGATAAAGGTAAAGGTAAAGACCCTATGGCTAAAGCCGCAGATGGGGCAGCTGCTGCATCTGATAAAGGCTCAAAAGCTACAGACAATAACTCCAAGGTCACAGCCTCTCTAGGCAAAGGCTTAGGAGTGGCAACTGAAGGAATAGGGGCATTAACGGACGGGGCAGCTATGTTAGGCATAGACGTAGGTGAAAATTCTATAGTAGGCAGATTAAACACTGTAGCCACTCTAGCTAACACTATACAACTTATGGTTAGCGGCATTACTAGTTCTTTTGCAGCTAATGGTGGAGTAATTTCTAACAAAGGTTTCACACCTTTAGCAAATGGCGGTATAGCTACTCAAGCACAAAACTATGTAATAGGTGAAGGAAGAAAGAACGAGGCAGTTGTCCCCCTTCCTAACAACAAAGAAATACCTGTTGTAATGAAAGGCGGTGGCGGTGGTGCAGAAGTAACTACAAACAACTATGACTTCAGTAACGCTGATCCAGCAACAGAAACAAGAATAAGAGCACTAATAGAACAAAATGGTAAGGATACGTTTGGACGAGTATTCGGTGAAATGGACAGAGGTGGAATATACTCTAAGAAAGCAGGAAGAAGAAGATAATGACTACTATATTAGATTTCCCTGTTGACGTTAACGTTATACCGGACACAATAGATTGGAGGATTGGGTATAACACTCAATCTTTCTCCTCTCCATTTAACAACACGACTCAGACAGCAGAACTGCCTGGGGCGCGTTGGAGCTGTAAAATGAGCTTCAACAACTTACAAAAAGACGAGCTTAGAAGACTAAGCACTTTCTTTATAAAACTTAGGGGTATGTCTGGAAGATTCAGGCTACATGATCAAAGCTTAGAATTCCCTCAAACTCAAATCGCTTTGGGCGCAATAGGTACTACTACA